ATCATTTTATGCGTATTTTCTCCAAGAGTATGAGTTTCGCATCGTTGAACAAGTAATGCTCCACTTGATGCATTCAACCACTGTAATGGATCACCCATCTATTGAAACTGGTGAAAAGGTTGGCATCTATGAATATGATGGCCTTAAATTGCTGAAAGAAAATGTTGATAAAATTGGATATGAAACTGTATTGAAACTCATTAATGATAAGACATTTGAATTGACTGGATTCAAATTATGCTGGGAGGAGAAGCCTATTGATAAAGTGATGGATATTTCTCAATGGATTGAATTGGTAGCTGATAATAATAAGCCCGATGCAGAATTATTCGAACTTTGCGAAAAGATTACCAAAAAGTTTGACGACACAGGGGTTATCGAAACAATTGCTGAGATTTATCCAAATAATTTTGTATATTCGAACAGCGTTTGGTATTCTTGGACGGGTAGCAAATGGGAGGAGGGCGATGGACCACTTCGTATGGCAATAACTTATGGTGTTAGCAAATATTGGTTTGGATTAATTGCTCCATTTGAACAACAATATCCACGGGGGGTTGTCGAGGAAGAGGGGCCTAATGTTAATTATAACCGCATTGAACTTATAAAGGGGGCTATTGACAAGTTCACCAGTCAGCATCTTCACGATAATACCCAGATTGGCAAATGCGTTGGGCAGGGTAAGACGCTGCTTTGTGATAATTCTATTGAGTTTGATTGTGATAAAAATCTATTTGGTTGTAATAATGGCGTTTTGGATTTGAAAGAGGGGGTATTCCGCCCCGCTAGATTCGACGATTATATCACTTGGTCGTGTGGTTATAATTTTACTCCTTGTTTCGCAGGCGTTCAATACCAAGAGGTTGAGGAAAGTAGTGGCGACATTGTCCTACATACTGTTGGTAAGAATATTGACCCAGATGGATATTTCGCCGATATCGCCCTTGTGATGGAGCAGATTTTTCCAGATGATGAAGTTCGACAACTAATGCTGTTTATTATGAGCACTGGGTTATCCGGTAATGCTGTTGAGAAGTTTTTCGTGTTTAACGGTGCTGGTCGAAACGGCAAAGGCGTTCTTACCGAGTTTATGAATAGCATTCTTGGGCGGTATTTCAGTTATGTTTCGCCTTTAGTTATAACTGAAAACCAGAAGAAGAAATCGTCAGCACAAGCAAATCCAGAAATTGCTAAGTTAGATCGAGTTCGTTATGGAATTATGAAAGAACCACCAGAAAATCAACTTATTCAAAACTCGCAGGTCAAGGATATGACAGGGGGCGGTGAGCTCCAGGCTCGCCAGAATTACAGTAATAATACCAGAGTCCGCTTAAACTTGACCCTTGGAATGGAGGTGAATGTAAAGTTAAACTTCGCAGAAAACCCGAAAGATGCCGACGCCGAGCGCATTGTTGATATTTTGTTTGGCTCGTTCTTTACCGCTGATGTTTCACTCCACGACCCAGAAAAACATATTTATCCATTGAATGGTAATTTGAAAACAGATGAGTGGCGATTCTCGCATAGAAATGCAATGTTAAATATTCTATTTTCATATCAATTACGATTTCGAAACGAGGGTAAGGGGGTTATTGACCGGTATGTTCCAATGTCCGTTAAAAATCGAACAATGGAGTATCTACAAAACTCGTATGATATTCACAACATTTTCACAACCTATTTTGAGATTCCAATTATAGAAACTAATGGAGAAACTTCCAGCGAGGATTCTTTGGAAGACGATCCAGATTGGACTGTTTCCAAAATCTCTCAGTTCATTAGGGGTTCTGCTGAGTTTCGAGAATTGCCAAAGTTGAAACAGAAAGAATACAACCCTGAATATGTCAAGTCATTCTTTCGCAAAAATGCCATCTACAAAAAAGCGTGGTATTGTGATAGACACCAAATGGAATACTTGAAGAGTTGGCGTTTGAAAGCAAAAGAATAGACTTCTTAACCCCCCGCCGAAATTGCCGAAAAAAATCACGGTTTTCAAAAAGTTTTTGCAGGGCCAAAAATGCAAGTGCCAAAGTGCCGGCAGTTTGGCACTTCATTTTTCCTCATATGCGAAACTTCTGAAAAAGTGTTAAAAATTTCGGCAATTTCGGCAACCAGGGCAAACCCTCCTCAACCCCCTTGTTTTTATTAATTCATCGAATGACTGATAAACGTAATTAAACGCTTGGTGCATACTTTGCTGAATTACACTGATAACATCGTTTATACCCCTTTTGTCTCTGTATTTCACAGCGATCACAAGTTTTTTTAATCGGCATAATGTAGGGCTGATTTTTAATCAAAATAGGTTTTTCTTTAACTGGTATAACTGGTGGATTGTGAATCCAAACAAGTCTTGCATATGTGCATAATCGTCTATTTTCAGCTGAGGCAGAATATTTTATTGAACGAATAAAATCAACATCTTTTATAACAATGTTAAATGCAACTCCGTTATAAACCCCACCTACATTATTGTAGGGCTTATCGTGCCACATATTATAAGCTCTTAGAATCTCACTTTCTTGTTCATTCCAGTTAAAATAGTCCATACAACTACTTCCAATTGGAGATAATGTTTCGTGATTAAGATAATTTTTAATATGAAATATATATTTGCAATGCTCTTGATTACAAACACAAGTTGAATCAGGTATAGTTTCAAAGTAATTGATATACCATTCAGCGGCGGCTATTTCTATTTCTTTACTAACGCTATGTTGTAATACAACCTTCTTTAAGTCAGGTTTCATATTAGTAGGGTTTTTTTCCATTTTGTCGTCTATATATTATAGGTAAATATATATTATAATTTCAATTTTTCGAGTTGTTATAAACTCTCACACTAGTATAAATGCTCATTCAACCCTCTACGCGTAAAGGCAAGCGATTTATGGCTACTTATGCCAATGGCAAGATTGTGCATTTTGGTCAACTAGGAGGATCAACCTATATCGACCATGGCGATAAAGCGAAACGTCTGGCTTATTTAGCCAGACACGGAGGAGGAAAAGAAAATTGGAATGACCCCTACTCAGCTGGGTCATTGTCACGTTATCTATTGTGGGGCGACAGCGTTGATTTAGAAACAAATCATCAGGCGTTTATGCGTCGCTTTCCAATTACGACTAAAAAATAAATGTGATTATTATAAATGCGCGATGTTTATAATAATATGACTGTTGCTGAGAAACAACGAATCAGCTGGATGATGTGGTATAATACGCATTCACAGGAACACAACGAGGCAAGGTCAAGAACGCGTGATAAGAAACGAGGATTCGTTGCTATTGATTCCAAGTATCGAACTCGAGAATCAATACTTGAGTCAAAAGACACCACTATAAAAGTAAAACCCAAATTGTCCACAATAGAAAAAGCGAGACTCAAAATCTCTCGCGATTTAGCAAAAGTGGAAAAACGGAGACAAGAATGGGCTAGTCAACAAGCTAGTCGGCAAAATAGCAAACTGACTGAACTGGTTTTATATCAGCAGGAGTCACCTTGAATCTAGAAGCCTTATTTTGTTGGGTCTTAGTATCTCGTCCTACACGTTGAGCAGGTTTAGATGGTAATGGCGCTTCTTCTTCTTCATCGCTGGACTCCTCGATGATAATGGTCTTTTTCTTTGGCTTCTTGCGTTTTTTGATTACAATGATTTCTTCTTCGCTAGAAGAATCCTCAACTGGCAAGGGGGGTATCTTGCTTGCTTTGACTGGTTTTATAACAGCCTCTACAACGTTGGGGGCTTTCTTAGCCTTGCTACTGGCCTTCTTTGGTTCCTCCACTGCTGATACGACTTCTTCTTCACTATCACTTTCAATAGGAGCGGCGGATTTTGGTGGTCCATTGAGTTTCTCGCGAACCATAGCTAGGACGGCTTTTCTAGTGGGGTCAATATTTGTAATAGTTGCGTGTTTAGCTAGTTTCATTTTTTCAAATGCTGCGATTTGAGCTGGTGATCTATCTTTTTTAGTTTTGGGTTTAACAAGCGACTCAGTATTATCGAGTGATTCATCTGCAGAAGCGGAAGCCATAGTATAAGGTAAGACTAGATAATAAAAATACGTAATTAAACAAGCTCCTAAATATCTATGTGTAATCTATAATGCCCCTGGATATCAGTGAAGTGCCAAATGATAAGTTTAAGGATATCAAGCCAATCAAAGAAAAGATGAACAAATACATACCAGATATTGTAGAGGGTATATCGAGGCGTAATGGAATGATATATTTGATGATTGGATCTGGTGGATCTGGTAAGACCAGTTTATTGCTGAATCAATTTAGACGGGGTGGGGCATACTATCGTAAGTTTCATCACCTCTACTTATTCACACCCGCAATCAGTTTCCTGAGTGTCCAGAATCATCCATTTGAAAAACACGATAAGGTGCATAATGAATTGACACGCGATAGCTTACAAGAGTTATATAAAGAACTAAAAGACCGAAAAGAAGAGCACGACGATGAAGATGAGATGGAATACAATTGTGTTATCATCGATGATATGGCCTCGTCGCTTAAAGAGAAGGATGTCCAGCGTCTGCTGAATACGATGTTGATAAAGGCCCGTCATTTGAATTGCTGTTTTATATTCACACTCCAATCGTATCTGTATATGCCGAAGATGCTACGGAAGCAAACGACATTTGCTACGATATTCAAACCGAAGAATCGAGAGGAATGGCGAACGATTAATGAAGAGTTGCTCCAAATGAAAGAAGAGGACGCAAAGAACCTCTACGACTATGTCTTTGATAAAGAGTATAGCCATTTAGATTTAGACACGATAGAGAATGCGATGTATCGCAATTTCAATCACCTGCTTATAACGAAGAACGGAGAAAAAGTATAATCTGCCTCTATTATAACTAATGGAAACAGAGTCGCTCCAAATATATTTAAACTCGCGATATGCAACAGAAACGGTAGGCGGAAATACAGCCAATTGTATCTACTACTTACCAGTAATCGAAATCGATGATGGAATGCATATCTACCTCTCACTTCAAAATGCGAATATACCGTATTCATTCTACAGCATCACTGCTAGCGATAACACTTTCAGTTGGGGGCTCGTAGCTGGGGCGGTTAACACAACATATGTAGAACCCGGAAATTATACAGTGACCCAGCTTATAGCAGTTATCCAAGCAGCAATGGGTGCCTCTTATAACATAACGTATAGCAGTATCACAAGTAAAATATTGATTACACATACTACGACTAATTTTATAATATATGCTGCGACGATAAATCATATCCTTGGATTTAGTAAAACATCGAATACTACATCGGCGGCGCTACTTCTCTATGGTCGAGATTGCGTGAATCTAAATCAAGTGCGAGCATTGAATATTGAAATCAACTATCCGACCTATAATGTGAATGTAGCGCAACCATATAACCAGAATATTTTAGCAACAATTCCGGTATATGTAGCGCCCTTCTCAATTATCACATACACGAACCCCAATAACTTTAGGACAAATCTCTATGTCAATAAACTTGACCAAATCCAGATTCGTATTTTAGATAACCAGGGCAATTTAGTGGATCTAAATGGAATCAATTATCAGGCGACGCTTCAATTGGATTGTGTTCGATTTACTGAATGAGAGGATTAATGTATAGCAATATGATATAATATGCTTGGACACAAAATGCCATTAGGAAAATCTATGCTGGGTCATTCAATGCCAATGGGCAAAATGCGAATGGGTCATTCAATGCCCCTTTTACAAAAACCAATGATGAAAGTTGTTGTGGATGAAATGGCCAAAAAAGTTTCGGCTGGTTTAGAAAGAAATGTTTTGAAAAGATAAACATCAATTCATCAATATTTACAATTTCTTGTAAATATTTATC